ACGACGCCGGCGCAGCCTTCCGTCACCGACACGCGAGAGGAGCATCCAGCGGTGCTTGACAACGATGTCCGCGGAATCGGGTACGCTCGAGCTACGCCGAGAGGACTCCTTCAGGGAGACCCCGGCGTTCGTCACACCTGATGCCCCGCGCGCTCAAGGTCTGCCCCACACCAGGCTGCCCCGAGCTCGTGACCAGCGGCCGCTGCGCGCGACACCGACGCGAAGCCGAGCAGGCCCGAGGACGACCCAGCGCCCGAGGCTACGGCCACGGACACCTCGCGTTCCGCGAGGCTGTGCTCGAGCGCGACGCGCTGTGTGTGCTCTGCGCCGGCGTCGGCGTCACGCGCCTGTCCGAGGTCGCCGACCACTACCCGCTCAGCCGACGCGAGCTCGTCGCCGCCGACCTCGACCCGAACGACCCCGCCCACGGCCGCGGCCTGTGCAAGCCGCACCACGACCGCGAGACCGCGGTCCACCAGCCGGGCGGATGGAACGCCCGATGACGACCGTGTGGCTCTCGGAAGGCGAGTACGTCATCCCCGTCGGCGCGATGCCCGGCCTACGCGCCTGGCTCGATAGCCAGCGCCCACCCGACCCACCAACACCAGAAGCAACCCCGACTGATCCTCGGGGCTAGGAAGGCCCGTCGTCCCGAGCGACGGGCCTTCCGCATTCCTCGGGAGATCACCATGAAGGTCTGCTCCGTCGACGGCTGCGAGAAGACACACCGCGCTCGCGGGCTGTGCTCCACGCACTACAACGAGCGCCATCAGCCTGAGCGGCACAAGAAGGTCACAGTGCCGTGCACGTACTGCGGGATCGACTGCGTCAAGGAAGCCGGCATCCGTAGGGGCTACCGCCCGTACTGCAGCTACCCATGTCGAGACGCCGACCGCGCACGGCTGGCCGCGGTCCGCATCCCGGCCGATCATCCGTCCCAGTGGTGGTTCGGTGTCTCCAGCCGCCTCGAACGGGTGGCCAGGTTCATCGACGGTACCTGCGCTGACTGTGGCACGCGCTACATCACAGACCGTTCGGTCGGTGGTGAGCACGCAGGAACGTACTGCTCCACTCGATGCCGAGACCGACTCAGTCGACGCAGGCGCCGAGCGCGCGAGCGCGGCCGCGGCGAGATCTTTCGATGGGTGGACGTCATCGGCATCTGGCTCGCGATGGGCAAGCGCTGCGCCTACTGCGACCTAGAGATGACTGAGCAGCCCGATCCTGACCACGTCGTGCCGCTCAGCCGTGGCGGACACAACGACATCGCCAACATTCTCCCGTGCTGTCACCGGTGCAACAGCGACAAGAACGACATGACCCTCGGTGAGTGGGCAGCTGACCGCGCCCGTCGCGGCAAGGACCCGCGCATCACGGACTACGCCACCTTCGACCCGCGCGCACCGCACCTCGTGCTGCGCGAAGCAGTCGGAGCGCCACACCGAGCAGCCGCCTGACCCCCACGCCCGGGGGACCACCTCGAAACGATCTTGGAAACCAGGACCGCCGGGGAGACGGCGCAAGTGTGCGGAGGGTTCAGACATCACGGCCCCGGCCCCGCCGGGCAGCTCCCAGCGCAAGGCTGGGAGCACCACGATGCGGCGCAAGGCCGCGACGTAGGAGCTGATCACCATGCCTCGTGGTGGAGCACGGAACCGTTCCGGCCCCAAGCCCAGTGAGACCTCGGCTCGGTCCGATCGCCGCGGTTACTCCCTGACCGCGCTGCCGGCCGAGGGGTACTCGGGCGACGTTCCCGACTTCCCGCTGCTCGACCCGACCGGTCGTGAGCTCGAGGTGTGGGCTCAGGCGTGGCGGCTGCCGCAGGCGTGCGCCTGGTCGATGCCGTCGGAGTCGTGGCGGACTCGTTCAGTGGCGATGTGGGTTCGGCTCTCGGTTCGGTGTGAGGCGGAGGACGCGGGTGCGTCGCTGCTCGCGCAGCTGCACCGGTTCGCCGACCAGATCGGCCTTACGACAGCCGGCCTCGCCGAACTGGGCTGGAAGGTCGCGGTCGACGAGGTCGGCGAGAAGCGGGCTTCGGCGTCGCCGGCCCCGAAGGCTTCGTCGCGTGACCGGATGAAGGTCGTCGGTGGCGAGTGACGATCTCGTCCTCGACTTCGACCCGCTGCACACGCTGGGCTTCCTGGTCACCGACTGGGTCGAGCACCACTGCAAGGTGCCCGGTGGTGTGTACGAGGGTGAGCCGCTGACGTTCAACGGGTGGCAGCTGTTCTGCACCGCGAACCACTACCGGATCATCCCCGGGGCGGTGGCGGACCCGCGCCGGCTCCTGGCGCCGTTCCACTACCGCCGTTCGGTGGTCGTCGGCCCGCAGAAGTGCGGGAAGTCGCCGTGGGGCGCGGGCATGCTCCTCAATGAGGGGGTCGGGCCGAGCCTGTTCGCCGGGTGGGCGGCCGGTGGCGAGGAGTACCGCTGCTCGGACCACGGTTGCGGCTGCGGCTGGAGCTACGAGTACGTGCCGGGCGAGGCGATGGGCGTGCCGCGGCGGAAGTCGCTGATCGGGCTGCTCGCGTTCGCCGAGTCGCAGACGCACAACGTCTACGAGCCGCTGCAGACGATGATCCACTCCGGTCCGCTCGCGGAGTTCGTGTACGTCCGCGAGGGGTTCATCCGCCTCCCGAACCGCGGCATGATCGTGCCCCTGTCGTCGGCTGCGAGGTCGAAGCTGGGTAAGCCGTTGACGGCGGGCCTGGCGGACGAGTCGGGGCTGTACACAGCGCAGAACAAGGTCCTCGACACGTGGCAGACGATGCGTCGTGGGATCGCGGCGATGCAGGGCCGCACGATCGAGCTGACGAACCCGTGGGATCCGCTGGAGAACTCGGCGGCGCAGCAGGCGTTCGAGTCGCGGCGGCCGGACATCTTCCGGTACTACCGCAAGCCGCCGGCGGACCTGTCGTACCGGAACAAGGAAGAGCGGCGGAAGATCCACCGCTACGTCTACCTCGACTCCCCGTGGGTCGACCCGGTCGGCATCGACGCTGAGGCCGCAGAACTCATCGAGACCGATCCTCCCCAGGCGGAGCGGTTCTACGGGAACCGGCTCGTGCAGGGCATGGGGTCATGGCTGCCGGAGAGTCTCTGGGAGTCCCGAGCGCAGCCTCGCGAGGTTCCCGCGGGCACGAAGATCGCAATCGGGTTCGACGGGTCCGACTCCGACGACTGGACTGCGATCCGCGCCTCGACGGAGGACGGGTACCGGTTCACACCGACCTACGGGCCCGACAACCGGCCGACGATCTGGAACCCCGTCGACTGGGGTGGCACCATCCCCAGGGCCGAGGTCCACGCCGCCATGGATGAGATCTGCACCCGCTACCAAGTCGTGCGCGCACTGTGCGACCCACCGGGGTGGCAGTCGGAGATCTTCTCCTGGGCGACGCTCTACGGGGACACCGTGTTCCTCGAGTGGGCGACGTACCGCATCGTCCAGATGCACGCCGCCCTCGACCGGGCGCGCACCGACCTCGCTGCCGAGACCACGACGCACGACGGCTGCCCGATCACCGCGTTGCACGTCGCGAACGCGCGCAAGCTCGCCCGACCCGGGCAGCGCTACATCCTCGGGAAGCCGAGCCAGCACCAGAAGATCGACGCCGCCATGGCGGACGTCCTCGCTTCCGAGTCCGCAGCTGAAGCCCGTGAAGGCCGCCTCTTCGGTGGCGACGACCCACCCGAGTACGCCTACGTCATGTGAGAGGGAGGGCCGTGGACGCGACCGAAGCCCTCGATCTCGCGAAGCGTCTCGTCGAGAAGCTGCGCCGCCGGCGCGACGACATCGAGTCGCGGGACAAGTACTACGCCGGCGAGCAGCGGCTGAAGTTCGCGACCGAGCAGTGGGCCAAGGCCCACGCGGAGCGCTACAAGGGCTTCTCCGACAACTGGTGCGGCGTCGTCGCCGACTCCCCGGCCGAGCGCGTGCACGTGACGGGCTTCCGCCTGGACACCTCCGCGGAGCTGTCGGCGGACGAGCGTGAGCTGTGGCGCGACTGGACGGTCAACGACCTCGACTCGCAGTCATCGCAGGGGTTCCTCGAGGCGTTCATCGCGGCCCGGTCGTTCGCGCTCGTGTGGGGCACGCCGGACGGTGAGCCCGACGTCACCTGGGAGCACCCCTCACAGGTCTATGTCGCCTACACGGGTCGCGTCCGGTCGGCGGCGATCAAGTCGTGGATGGACGACGACTTCGAGTACCTCACGCTGTACCTGCCCGACGAGGTCTGGAAGTGGCACAAGCCGCGCCGGCGCGCGTCGGGCATCGAGCTCCCGCCCGGCGTAAGCCTCGGCGACGGGGGCTGGGAGCCGCGGATCGTGCCGGACGAGCAGTGGCCGCTCGAGAACCCGATGGGCGTCGTCCCAGTCGTGGAGTTCGAGAACCGGCCGCGCCTGGGCAAGGAGCCGATGTCCGACATCGCCGGCACGATGGCGATGCAGGACGCGATCAACTTGCTCTGGGCGTACCTGTTCAACGCCGCCGACTTCGCGTCGATGCCGGGCCGGGTCATCATGGGCCAGGCGCCGCCGATGATCCCGCTGCTCAACGAGCAGGGGCAGAAGGTCGGCGAGGTCCCGGTCGATGAGAAGAAGCTCGCCGAGGGCCGGCTGCTCTGGCTCACGGGGCAGAACACCTCGATCGGGTCGTTCCCCGCAGCGGATCTGACGTCGTTCACCACCGTCGTCGAGGTCGCCGTGGGGCACCTCGCCGCGCAGACGCGCACCCCGCAGCACTACCTCGTGGGGAAGATGGCGAACCTGTCGGGTGATGCTCTCAAGGCCGCCGAGACCGGTCTGGTCAAGAAGTGCGAAGAGGCGCAGATCAACTTCACCGCCCCGACCCGTGAGCTGTTCCGGCTCATGGCGCTCGCGCGCGGGAAGTCAGGCGTCGCCGAGGCGGCTGCGACGGGCATCGTGCAGTGGAAGGACGCCGAGTCCCGCTCCGAGGCGCAGCTCGTCGACGCGATCCAGAAGCTCAAGGATGTCGGGTTCCCGTTTGAGTGGCTTGCCGAGCGTTACGGGCTCAACGACACCGAGATCACCCGCGTCATGGAGATGCGCTCCGCTGAGCAGACCGACCCGCTGCTCGCGGACATCGCCGCGAAGCTGACCGGCCCGGTGCCTGATGGATCAGCAGCTTCCGCCGTCGGCGCCTGAGCACTACCGGGCCCGCACCCGCATCCAGACCGCCACACTGACCGCGGTGCGGCGCGCGTGGGCCGCGATGGGTGACGACTTCGACGCCGGGTGGCGCGTCGTCGGCCCGCGCGTCCTGGTGCTCCTCAGCGCGGCGCAGCTGCGGGCTGCTGCGGAGTCCGCGGCCTACGTGTCCCTGGCCACGCTCGAGCAGTCTCTCGACCCCACCACGGTCGCGGCCACGAACGCTCGAGCGTTCGCCGGTCAGGCCTCCGACGGGCGGTCGCTGGCGACGCTCCTGTCCGAGTCGGTGATCCGCGCGAAGACCGACGTGGGCGCCGGCGCCTCGATCACCCAGGCGCTGCGCTCCGGGCGGGACTTCCTCGACCGGGCGGTGCTCACGCAGATCGCCGACGCTGGCCGTGGCTCCGAGCTCGTCACGATGACGGCGACGCCGACGGTGACCGGATACGTGCGGATGCTGAACCCGCCGTCGTGCTCGAGGTGCGTGATCCTCGCCGGGAAGCGGTTCCAGTGGGACAACGACTTCCGCCGGCACCCGCGCTGCGACTGCCTCACCGTCCCCACTGGGGCCGCGGAGGGCGTCGTGGGCGCGCAGGCACTCAACCCCGAGGCGTACTTCGCGAGCCTCACGCCGGCGGCGCAGGACGCCACGTTCGGGAAGGTCAACGCGGACGCGATCCGCGAAGGCGCGTCCCCGATCACCGTCGTGAACTCCTACCGCGGCACCTTCACCCCCTCCGGGCAGCGAGGCCCTACGCCCGGCAACCGGCCCACCCCCGGGCACATCTACGCCCAGGCCGACGGGGACCGCGACAAGGCGCTCGAGCTGCTCCGCGCAGCCGGGTACCTCACCTGACCACCCGGCCGCCGCAAGGGCGCTGGGACGCACCCGCAACGGGAGCAGCACACCATGACCGACACCACCCTCCACCCGGCCTTGCTCCACCCCCGGACCGGCGAGCCGATCCTTCCTCTCGGGTACGGCCGCCGCGGCCCGATCTGGCCCATCCTCGGAGCCTCTGACGACGACGAGGCCGGTGACGCTGCCGACGACGACGGGCAGGACGGCGACGACTCCGGAGACGGTGACGAGGGCGCGGACGCGCTCGGCGACGCCGGCAAGAAGGCCCTCGACGCGATGAAGGCCGAACGCAACGCGGCTCGCAAGGAGCTCCGCGAGGCGAAGCGCCTCCTCGCCGAGGCGCACAAGCCGAAGACGGCCGACGGTGACGACAAGCCCGACCCGGAGGCGATCAAGGCCGAGGCACGCCGTGAGGCGCTGCAGGCCGCGAACGAGCGCATCGTGCGCTCCGAGGTGAAGGCCGCGGCCGGGCAGAAGCTCGCCGACCCGGCCGACGCCATCAGGCTCCTCGACCTCACGCAGTTCGAGGTGGACGACGACGGCAACGTCGACGAGCAGGAGATCGCAGACGCGATCGACGACCTGCTCGAGAAGAAGCCCTACCTGGCCGCGCAAGGCGGGAAGAGGTTCCAGGGCAGCGGAGACGGTGGTGCCCGCAAGGGGTCCCAGCAGCCCGCACAGCTCACGAGAACGGATCTGCAGGGCATGACGCCCGAGGAGATCAACACCGCCAAGGCCGA